TAAAAGAATATTTATAACTCAGGAGAAGTTAGAGGAATTATCTAATGAATTTGCTAGAAAGGGCCATTATAATAAGAAAAATTTTTATGAGGCTGTTAAGAGAATAGCAAAATCAAAAAATTGGTTTACTAAATTTATAGTTGATAAGGGGCCAAATGGAGCAGGAGTATTTAAATGATTAAATTAAAAGATTTGTTAACAGAAAAAAGAGGGATTGGTGGTTATTATTTGATGAAGATGCTTAAGGACATGGCCAATGATGTCAAGAGAGATGATAAGAAACTTTATAAAGCTCTTATGTTTTTACACGACAGAATAAATCAATCGGCTCGCGATGTAGATTTAGATGCTGATGATTTGAATGATTTTCTTAACGATCCAAGAGGTAGAAAATATGCAAAAGATCTTCCAGATTGGATGATTGATGATTTATTTGAAGGTGTAAATGAAATTGAAACACTCGGCGCATCAGGATTAAAATCATTTGCTAAGAAACATAAGTATGCTGTAAAATCTAAGAAATCCGGAGGAAGAGTTCCGTTAATGTACTTGAGTAAAGATGGAAATCAGTTTGGTCCATTTGATCCAACAGTTTTAACGAAAAAGTATTTATTGAAAAAATTAGGACTGAATGAACGCAAGTTTCATCATAAAAAATTAGGTGATAATTATCTGGGTGGGTATAATGACAACAAAGGCAACAATACAGAAATGTGGGGTGCAAAGGATGGAACATTTTATATTTGGGTTCAAAAGCCGGGTGGTGCTGAGGCATATATAGATTTACCTAAAAATGTAAAGGATAGATCTAAGGCTGATAAAATTCATCATAAAATTACAAAAGATTTTAAAAAATAATTCATATGATAAAATTAAAAGACCTATTAAACGAACAACTAACAGATTCTGATATTAAAAAAGGTGATGCTTATAAAAATATGTCAGCTCGAGGGTTTGAGGTTAGTTTTGTATATGAAAAATTATCAAGGGGTGGAGCTCAAACAATAGATTATCAGTTTGAACCACAATACGGTGCATCTGGATTTATGGGTGTTGGAGTTGGCCCTGCTGAAAGTGTTGATGGTTGGGGTAAAGATAAAAAGATTAAGGTTACTTCTAAAATGAAAAAAGCAATGATCAATACTTTAGAAGATGCTATGAATAGCAAATATAAGAATTCAGAAGAAGTAGATACATTAGTAAGAAATGGATTACGATTATCTAACGTATTAAGTTGGGTTAAGAGATTGTAATGATCAAACTAAAAGACTTGTTAATGGAGGCAACAATTGCCTGCGGCGAGTGCCTATCCTATGCTTGGAAAACTTACATGGTTAATCAGGATAGTAAGTCTGCAAATAGGAAAATGAAGATTGTATTCGGTACAGTACAGAATGACTGGATTTCTAGTGGGAAACGATATAAGCATGCTTGGATAGAAGATGGTAATATAGTTAAGGATTGGCAGACAATGGTAGCTGGTTCAAGTAAATACGCTTTCAAAGGAATGCCAAAGAAGTTCTTCAAAGATGTTTGGAATCCAAAGGTAGATAAAATGTACACACCTAAAGAAGCGGCTGAAAATTATAAAAGAACACAATCTATGATAGGTTGGGATTGGTAATGATTAAATTAAAGGATATATTAATGGAAGAGAGATGCAACGACACTGCTGGTATTGTATTACAATCAGAAGTTGGTGTTGTGCTAGTTAAAGAGGATGATTGGTGGGGAATACCAAAAGGTAAAGTAGATCATGGTGAGACGCCATTAGAGGCTGCTATACGAGAGACAATAGAAGAGGTTTCAATATTAGTGACAAAAGAAGGAAGCCATATAAACACACCAGTTATTGAACTAGCAGTAAAGAAAAATTCTAGAGGGGGTGCATTCTTTATTTATCAATCAAGATTAAAGATGCCAATAATGCCACAAAAAAGCCATGAGCATGAGGAAGTAAGATATTTTGATGCCTTACCAGAAGATATAGATCCAAGATTAGAAGGATTAGTATAATGAAAACACAATTATTATGTACTTTTTGTAGCAAGTATGATTTTGATGATACAATTGAACTTATTAAATTAGCTGCTAATGTCGTGTTCAATAAGGTTTATGTTTTTGAAAATGTCGATGATGGAACTTCACTAATATGTACGTATAATGTGGAGAAGACAGAAGATTTTATCCAGAATAGTAAGACGATGGCAATTCATAGGAAGAAAGAGACTAATACGTTGTACACTATAAACGCATTGAATGAGGCAATTAGAAAAGAGAATGATGGTGTGTTAGATAAGTCCTATTCTTTAAATTGGGAATCATATAAGAACAGTCTATTACTGACAAATGATAAGGGTTTAAATATTGTGAGGACAAAGTTATACAAAATAGTTGATGTGTAAAAAAGTTATATAAAAACAGCATTTTGGAAATTTAGCAGTATATATATTTTATTACGCGAGTAATCGCGTAGCTTATTGAAAATTGAGATTTTGAAAAGTACCCGGGATTGATCGTCCTGGTACGGGATTGGTCGAATAATGGTTTTCTGAAGAAGGCTATAAGACAATCTAACGTAATGTCGTGGTGACTGACCACTTGCCGAATGTGGTGAGTAGGTAAAGGTCTCGAAGACATTCGATACGTAATGTACTTCTAGAAAACTAAAAAGAACGCGATTCTTTGACCCTGTTATGGGTAAGGGTAACACCGAAATCCCATCTTGTGGCCGAATTAATCTAAACTCAGAGAGATAAGGCAATAGCAAACAGGTTGTGCTGGCTTCAACGATAGTTAACCGCTATTTAGAAGAACTAAGGTAACTCTTAGGTGTTAGGTACAGGGTTCGACAAATCTGAGCTAGAAGTTGTAGGTGATCGCAAGTCCTACATCCCCAAAATTTTCTAAAATAAAAAGCCCCTGCTACTCCCAATCTACTATGTAATGATGAATTTGATTTATAAATGGCAGGGGCTTTTTTTTAATAAAAAACTAATTTTTCAAAATGTTACGTAATATATATTAAAGTATTAAATGAATAATGAACAGTTAACAAAGGAGTAATGACAATGGACTTAAATGTAATAAAATCCAGGTTATCACAACTACAACAATCAAACACAAGAACTTCAAATCTATGGAAACCCTCACCGGGTAAGACTCAAATTAGAATTGTACCTTATAAATTTAATAAGGACAACCCTTTTATTGAACTCTATTTCCATTATGATATGGGTGAAAAGAATTATCTTTCACCGATCTCATTTGGTCGTCCAGATCCGATTGAGGAGTTCGCAACTAAGTTAAAGACTTCCGGCAATAAAGAAGACTATAAACTTGGTAGAAAAATAGAAGCTAAGATGCGCACTTATGCTCCTGTCATCGTTCGCGGTGAAGAGCAGGAAGGTGTAAAATTCTGGGGCTTCGGAAAAATGGTGTATCAGGAATTGCTTTCTGTTATAGCTGATCCAGACTACGGTGACATCACTGATCCAGTAAAAGGTCGTGATATTGTCGTTGAGTTTAAGACCAGCGAAGAGACAGGACGTGCTTTCCCGATGACGACTATTAGGGTAAAACCTAATCAGACGCCTCTCACAGAGAACACTGAAGTTATGGGTGTAGTCAAGGAGACGCAAAAGAATATCACAGACATTTACTCAGAGATGGAGTATGACGATTTACAAAAAGCTCTTGAAGCTTGGTTGCATGCTGAGGGTGATGTTGATGATAAGGATGTTGCTGATCCTGCAAAAGCTACAAATAGTCAAGCTGCTACTGAGGACGTTTCCTCAGCATTTGACGACCTATTCAACTCTTAAACAAGGAGGACGCTATGAGCGAGAGACGTGATGTCCTTGCTAGCGAGTTAGCAGAAAGTCTAAACTCGAAGATCAAAGGACAGAAAGTAGCATTCTTCTTAGACGGATCAGATGATACGCCAACAGATATCAAAGATTTTATATCTACAGGATCATCTCTACTGGACTTAGCAGTATCAAACAGGCCGAATGGTGGAATAGCAGTGGGAAGAATAACGGAGATCAATGGTCTTCAGGCTTCCGGAAAATCACTGCTTGGTGCACATATTCTTGCTGAGACACAGAAAAAAGGTGGTATTGGTGTTTATATTGACACAGAGACTTCCGTTAGTAAGGAATTTCTAGATGCAATTGGAGCTGATACAAAGAATATCCTGTATCTTCATATGGAAACTGTTGAAGATATATTTCAAGGAATCGAAGATATTGTAACTAAAGTAAGAGAATCTGACAAGGACAAATATGTAACCATTCTGGTTGATAGTCTTGCTGGAGCATCTACTAAGGTTGAGATGTCAGCTGATTACGAAAAAGATGGATGGGCTACGTCAAAAGCAATCATAATCTCTAAGGCAATGCGTAAGATTACACAGATGATTGGTAGACAAAAGATAACACTTGTGTTTACGAATCAATTGAGACAGAAATTGGGTGTCATGTTTGGTGATCCATATACGACTAGCGGAGGTTTGGCTCTGCCATTCCATGCTTCAACTCGTATACGACTATCAAATATGGGAATGATCAAGGACAAAGAATCAAATGTGATCGGACATAAATGCCGCGCTAAAGTTATCAAGAACAGAATTGGACCGCCATTAAGACAATCAGACTACGAGATGTATTTTGATCGTGGTATTGATGATGCTGGTGGTTGGCTGCTAACTCTTAAGAATATTAAGGTTGCACAAGTTGCTGGATCTTGGTACACTGTTGACTATAACGGTACTCCTGTAAAATTCTTATCAAAGGACTTTAAGGATAAGCTAGAAGAAATAGATGGACTCAAAGAATATCTCTATGATAAAATCTGTGAAGCTAGCATCCTAAAGTACGACGATAAGAGAGGCATCGATGATGTCGAATTTACAGACGAAGTAGTCAACGAAGATGCGTGAGAGATACAAAGAGATACTTTCTCAGATTGGTGATCATGTAAAGAAAGAGCATAGTGTTAATGACCACGTCCTGATAATTGACGGTTTAAATAACTTTATCAGGACGTGGGCTGCGTCACCTGCTACTAATTCTGATGGTCAACACATTGGAGGTATCGTTGGTTTCTTACAGACTATTGCATTAGCAATTAGAACTCTTAGCCCAACAAGGACAATTATTGTGTTTGATGGCAAGGGTGGTTCTGTTAGAAGAAAGAAAATTTATCCAGAATATAAAGCCGGAAGAAAGCCTCTTAAGAGGCCTAATAGGGTTGAAGGGCTGACCGAGGAGAATGAAGCGGAGAACATGCGTAGGCAGTTTAGACGTTTACTTGAATATCTAAACTGTCTACCTGTTACTTTTATGTCCATAGAGAACATAGAAGCAGATGATGCTATTGCTTATATTGGTAAGCAGATTTTAAGAGACTCTCAAATAACAATAATGAGCACGGATAAAGATTTTTATCAATTAGTCAATGACCGCATATCTATTTGGTCCCCTACAAAAAAGATACTCTATGATAGAAAAAGAATAGAGGAAGAATTTGAGATAAAATCAGAAAATTTTATTTTCTATCGTGTAATTGATGGTGATAAGTCTGATAATATTAACGGTGTTAAGGGAATGGCACTTAAAACAATTAGAAAGAAATTCCCATTTTTAAAAGATCAGATTATATATAATTTAGAAGAATTTATAAATGTTTCAAAATATACTGAATTCAAAGAATTATTAGAAAGAAATTATAAGCTAATGCAACTTCAGGATGTTGATATTCCAGGAAATGCAAAATTATCTATTCAGGATCAAGTTAGAGATGGTTCTGGTAGATTAGTAAAATACAAGATTCATAAAATGTTTTTAGAAGATACAATAGAAAATGCAATTAGGAATCCTGATGTTTGGCTACAAAATAGCTTTAACCATTTAGAACTACTATTAAGCAATGCCGCCAATAAATGATTCATTAACAAAATTCGGATCAGTCTTTCAGACGAAAATAATAACTGCACTATTATCAGATCATAAGTTTGCGGTTACGATATATGATATGCTTCGTCCTGAGCTTTTAGATACAGAAGCAAAACAATGGATCGTAAGAAATATCAAAGAATATTATTACGAGTATAAAACAATGCCATCTTTGCAGGTTTTAAAGATAAAATTAGGAGATGTATCAACTGATCTGTTACGTGACTCTATTGTAGATGAA